AACCCACCACTCTAACCATCGTAACTGTAAACCGTGCTAGACTGTGGGATTGTGAATAAACGACGGTGGTTGAGTGGACATTAATACGAAAGAATCATGGAACAATAAAGCCTACAGATGTTCAGCGACCGGAAATAAGCACGAACTAATACCTATTTCATGGGTTAAGTCTCCAACGTCCGAACACGTATCAAATCTTATGTGTATGAAATGTTACGAGATGCTATCAATGTCGGACGCACAGAATTACGGTAGACCTAAGAAATAAATGCCTTGTACTTTTTGATGCAGTCAGCTTTTTTGGCCTTACCGCTTTCAGTGTTGTAATACTTTTTGTAGTAATCAAACAATCCATCTACATCATCTTTATCAGGAAGAGGCTCCGGGAATCTTGAGTAGTGAAGTCTAGCCATAACCGCAGCATATTGAAGGTCATAAACCATTCTTTCGGCGAACTGAATAGTGGGGCATTGAAAGTTAAAAGATAGCAGGCTAATAATTCTTGAGCTATTGAAGATGTAATTAACCCAAATATCTTGATGCGTTGCTGGCTCCATTTGAAAAATGCCTAGAGCAGGACCTTTTATTTGTTTCAAGTACGTCCCACCATTACTTTCAGCGGCACAAGTGAATATTAAAAGCTCAAGCGCGTCGTCTGAATACATTTGCATAGTTGATAAAGTAGGCACTAAGATACATTCTTTAAACTGATTCAAATTGAACATTAATTGTTTTATCCTTAATTAAGTTTATAATTGATTGCATAATCATAACATAGCAAAAGGCAATTAATGGCCAAATTTAACGCTAAAAAAGCATATTTAGATATTAAGTCAGGGAATAATCAAAAGTATCAAGAAGAGAAGCATTGCGTTATGATTCTCAATATAATGAATACAGAAGGCACTAATGCTGCTTTTTGTAAAGAGGCAGCGATAAGCGACTCAACTTTTTACAGCTGGACTCATAGATACCCAGTGTTTGATGAATGCTACCGATTAGGTGCAATGCTATCAAAGCAGAACTGGGAAGAGGAAGGCAAGAACAATAAAGATAATCCGGAGTTTAATTCTGATTATTGGAAGACAATCGGTAACGCAAGATACGGCCTTGGTAAAACAGCTAGAATTAGAGTTGGAGTAACGAAGGGAGCAAGCCCATATAATCAGTACCAACAGATAATGAAACAGGCTTCTGAGGGTGAATTTACCGTTACAGAGTTAAAGCTTTTGATGGAGTCTATTAGTGCTGGGACAAGGGCCTTCGAATCTTACGAATTACAAAAACAAGTTTCAGAAATGAAAGACGATTTAAGAAAAATGGAGGCTCACAGTGGGAACAATATCATCCCAATTGATAGCGCTTCGAAAGCAAATTAAGATACCCTACCGAATAGAATACGTAAATAAAGAAATTCCAGAATGCGAATGGCAAGAAAAAGTCATATATATTCATATTTGGATTTAACGGAGATAGATAATGAGCAATGTCGTAAGTAGATGGATAGATAAGCATATAACTCATGATACAGAAATACGAGAAGCCAAAGAAAGGTCTGATAAACAGATTAGAGAATTTGAAGAACAAAAAAACAAATTAAAAGCAGAGCATGACAGTATTGATGCTTCAAAGAAGATTGAGAAAGAAAGAAGAGAACAGAAAACAATTAAAAGACTGAAAGGCAGGATGCGAAAAGCTGGGTTCTTAACAGACTCAGATTCAACTCTACGAGATCAATTAGGATAATTATGTCTATCGAGCGAAATGAAAAAAGTTGTTTACTGCAAAGTCTGCAAAAAAGATACAAGTCCGCAAGAGCTGATGCTGACCTTTGGTCATCATTATTGGAAGCTTGTTATCATTATGCTGTCCCGTTTAGAAACCGTTTTTACCGACCTAAGCAACAACAAGGCGAGCAAAAAAACAAAAGACTTTATGATACAACGGCGGTAGAAGCTACTAAAGCTTTTGTATCAAAACTTCATGACGCTATGACGCCTCCACAAACTCAGTGGGGATTTTTAGAGATAGATACTGAATTCCTAGAAGATGAAATAGAAGATGAAGATAGAGACGAGGCTCAGCTACAAATAGATAACTACACAAGAAAGTTATTTAAATATATCCACGCATCTAATTTTGACACCGTTATTAATGAATGTTATTTCGATTTAGCAATTGGAACTAGCTGCATCGTTGTTAACTCATATAATGATAAGCAACCTTTGTTATTTACATCAATACCAGCAGATAAGCTTTCAATTGAAGAAGCTCTGAATGGAAAAATAGAATCTTGGTTTAGAACTTGGGATGAAATAAAAATCCGAGAGCTTAAAGTAAGATGGAAAAATGCCGAACCTACGGCTGAAATGATAATGATGATGGCGGATGATATAGACGCTAAGATTACGCGCTTATATGAGGGTGTTTTATACAACCCAGAAAATGAAAAGCCATATACTTATTCAGTTTGGACAGACGAAGCTATATTGTTTGATGAGGAATTGGAATCTAACCCAGCTATAGTTTGGAGATTTCAAAAAACAAACAATGAAATATGGGGTAGAGGCCCGGTAATGGAAGCATTGCCAAGTATTATCTCATTGCAGGAAATGGCTCGTATAGAATTAGCTAGCGCTAACTTAAATACATTTAAACCTTACATGGGATTTAGTGACGGAGTATTTAATCCTCACACATTTAAGCTTGAACCTTTTACTGTAATACCAATTGCACCGATTGGTAGCGGAGGTCAGTTCCCATTAGTACCGTTACCTGATTCAAGTAACCCTCAGTTTTCACAATTAACGATTAGCGATTTAAGAAGTCAAATAAAGACATTAATGTTTTCTGATTTTAATTCTCCGACTGATAGCATTCAACCGCAAACAGCCACTGAAATAATGATGAAACAACAAAGTTTAGCTCAGAAGATAGGCCCGTTATTTTCTCGCCTACAACATGAGTTTCTTGAGCCATTAATCGAGCGGTGCGCTTACGTGCTGGACAATATGGGGATTCTCCCAAAGCCCATAATTGACGGCAAGTTAGTTATATTCAAGTATCGCTCACCCCTTGCTTTAGCAAAAGGCCAGCAAGACGTTCAAAGCCTGATGCAATTCACCCAGATAATGCAAGGTATTATGGGACAAGAAGCTACTCAGTTATTAATTAATCCAAAAGAAGCTCCATGGCTTATTGCAAATAACCTTCAAATAGATAGCAGATTCTTGCAGACAAAAGAAGATATAGAAAAAATAGCTTTAGAGATGGCACAAAATAAAGATCAATTACCTGGAGCACCTCCTCAAAATGAATAAACCTAATCCATTTATTGATCAAGAAGACTATTTCGAAGGTTATAGAGAAAGCATTGCTAAGCTAAAGAATAAACCTGAGGCAATAGAATTCGACAGGTTATGTTATGCGGTGTTCGAGAACCGCAATGGTAGAGAGTTAATGCAGGAACTTGAAGAGAGATATTTACTTCCTGCTTTAGCTGCAAGAGGTTCGAAAACATATGCTGATGATTTAATGTTTTTCGAAGGTTTTAAAGATGCTTTTAGACATCTTAAGATATGTATACATTCACACAAACAGCGAATAGCTATGGAGCTGCAACAAGATGATAGATGATTTAACAACTAGTGAGGACGTATCGGGAGCTGAGGCAACAACTGAATCAGTTACTGAAGCACCAAGTTGGAATTGGGACGAGAATACGGTTGGCACTGGTGATAGGCCTGATTACCTAGCCGAAAAATTCAAGTCGGTTGCTGATGCTGCTAAAAGTTATAATAGCTTGGAGAAGAAACTTGGTACTGCTCCAAAGGAATATGATTTTAGTTTATCTAAATCATGGTTAGACCCTGATTTTGAGCCATTGAAAGAAGCAGCGCAATTTGCCAAAGAAAAACATGTTTCACAAGATGTTATGAATCAAATTCTAGGCGCGGCAACTATGTACTTAGAAGAGAATACAGTAAAAACGACAGATGAAATCGCAAAGTTAGGCGCTAATGCAAACGAACGTTTAACATTAATTAATAATTGGGCCAAGTCTAATTTTACAGAAAGCACTTTTAATGCATTAACAAGTTCCATGGATACTGCCGAATCAGTTGTCGCAATGGAAGAGATAAGGAATAAAATGTTAAATAATATAACAGCTATACCGTCTAGTAATGATTCCAACACTAATAGTGCTCAATCACTTGCAGAAGTTCAGGGGGAGTTAAATAATAATTTAGCAAAATACAAATCAGACCCTAAATACAGAAAAGAAATTTCAGCTAAGTTAGAAGCGGCATCCTCAAATAGCTCATTCACAGATAAATAGCTAATTTTGTTTGATTTTCCCTCAGCTAGGTTTAGAATCTACGTATAGGTTTCTACCTAGCTACTAGGGATAACTTGAATACGAGTCCGTTCTCGGCAAACTCACATAAAAACAAGCCCTGTTAGAAAACAATCCATTTAACTAATAGGGGACAATTATGTCTATCTCATTAACAGCCGTACAACAAACAGAGTTTGATGCATTAGTAAAAGCTGAGTATCAATCAAAAGGTTTTTTACTACGTGATTCAATTCGTATGCGTCATGATGTAGTTGGTAGTGCAATTGATTTTCGTAAAGTTGGTCAAATCATCGCAGCTCCAACAGCATACCAACAATCAGTAACAGCTCAAGACCCTGGTTATGTGAAAGCTACAGCAACTTTAGCTAAATTCACAGCACCAATTGCTATTGATAGCGTTCAAGAGTTAACAGTTAACTTTGATTCAAAAATGGAAAGTGCAATGCTTGTTGCTGATGCAATGGGACGTCGTAGTGACCAAATTACAATTGACGCTGTAGCTGCTGATGTCGGTGACACTATCCTTAACGGCGGTACTAACTTCACATATGCCAAGTACACTCAAATGCTTGAAAACTTTGAAGATAATGCTGTAAATTTAGATGAGCGTTATGTCGCAATGAGCGCTAGCAACTTCCGTTCATTATTATCTGCTCAAGAGTTCACAAGTATTGATTTCACTGCTAATCGAGTTATTGATACAGCAGTTGCAAGACAATATTTAGGATTCAATTTAATTATAATCCCAAGCATGGTTGAAGGTGGATTACCTAAAACTGGAAATATCCGTAATGCATTTGCATGGCAGAAAATGGGTGTTGGTGCTGGTATTGGTCATAACTTTAGAACTGAAATTAATTACATCCCTGAAAAAACTTCATGGTTAGTTAATGGTATCTTTTCAATGGGTGCTGTAGTGATTGACAATAAGGGCGTAATGATGATTCAGTGCGACGAATCAGCTTAAGGAGCTAAAAATGACTTTTAATAAAGATAATTGGGCGCGTGTTTCAGATGCAATGAATACTGGCGGAGTAACAGTAGACGGAGTTATTTACAATGCTCCTGCTGCATTTACATATCGTAGTGCTGGTGATAACTCAGCTACTATTGCTGCTGCGGATTATTTCGCGGGTGCAGTATATGATTTAGCTGTTGGTGATGTTTTGACTTGTCAAGGTAGTGATACTTTACAAACTTTAAGCGTTGCTGCAATTAGCCGGTCTGCTGGAACAATTACAACATCTATTGCTAGTGTTGCGACTGTTGCAAATGATTCTATTACATCGGCTAAAATGGACCAATTACTACTTAAGTATGTAGCTGTTCCTATTAGTGCTGCTGCTTTTAACGGCGCATATGCTACACCAGTCGAGCTAGTTGCTGCTCAGGGTGCTAACACTTTATTAGTACTTGATAGGGTTCAATTATTAATGACTTATGGTAGTGCTGCATTTGCTGCTGGTGGTGTACTTTCTGTACAGTATGACTCAACTGCGAACGGAGCGGGCGTTATTGCATCAACCACTTTAGCTGCTGCAACCTTCCAAGGCACAGTAAGTGAAGCTTTTGCTTTAAATGCTGGTGTTGTTGATCAACCGTTCTCAACATGTGTAAATAAAAACCTATCGTTATCAAATGTAAGTGGAGCTTATACTACTGGTGACAGTACGTTTATTGCTCATGTTTGGTATAAAGAGATACCAAGCGTATAAAAATTGCACGTTATATAAATTTGTGCCTGCTTGGGCGGGCACAATATAATTAAAGGCTGAGAAATGACAACTAAAGTTCAAATAATCAGCAACGCCCTTGCTATATTGGGACATGCTCCCATCGTGACATTAGATGATGGAGACGATTTAACAGTCTCAGCAGAACAAGCTTTTGATATGCTTTTG